ACACCCGTGCTGCATCTCGAGGTGTGTGGTCGGAATGACCACTGGAATGCACCTCCACATGCCCAGCGCAAGGCTGGGCATGAAGCGGGACACTACCTAATACAAAATCACTTCCGCACTACCAAAAACAAGAACATCGCCTGCGCGATGAATTTTACCGTCTAATTCTCCACGAGAGAAACATCCAATACGAATGTATTGTCTGCGCCCATAATAGTGGGACGATCCCGTACCGCGATCATACTTTACCGCACTAACAGGTGCGGTAAAGACCGCACAAGGAGATCCACAAAGTCCTTTTTCAAGTTTACGCATACCAATAAATTCGACAAACATCTCAACACTCCTTGATAAAACCTACATTACGAACCGAATGTAGAACAGTGAGATGCTAATGCACCTCCACATACTCAGCACAAGGTTGAGTATGAAGCGGGACACTACCTAACACAAACAAGACTGCGAAAAAGCGCGCCGTACTGCGCTGTCTAAAATGACAACAGGCTATCGATTTGAAGCCTAATACATGTCATTGTCTTAAACGACCATCTACAGCCGACAATGACAACGGCTTAGATGATGTTCCGATTGTTCTAAAAATCAAACAGTTTAACATTTTTATCAAATACCCATTTGAAACAGTCAGGTATTTGATTAAAAATCATGACAACGTCACTGGAACAAACACCTTTTTTCAGAACAAATCAAAAGAATCAGAACAGAATCAGAACACCTAAGTGTTTGATTCTATTAATTTGTTCTGATTCTTTTGATTTGTTCCAATAAAAAGACTACTATAAACAGAAAATGAAGTAGTGTAGAGGGTATACACAAATATCTGTGTACGAACCCAGAACGAATCGGAACAGGAACATCGGAACACCCCCAAAATACCCACCTGTCATGCGTCAAAACGCGTTGTCGCATATAAGACATGGGCATGTCTCCTGTTGCTACGTCGTTAAATTTAACGACACGTGTTGCTGTTCACGGTTCTTTGTGAAACGCACTCCGAAGAGTGCGCATCAACTTAACGCTGCATCGACGAACACCTAATAGCGGTTAGTTCAAGAATGTAGAGGTCAATCGGCAAGTCAGATTCACCGAGAATGGCTGCCTCGATCTCACCGATTAAAGCATCCATCCCTTTAAGCTGTGATATTTTCCATTCTCGATCTTGCCACGTAAAGCATCTTGCATTACGTAGTTCTGTCCTCCACTTAGTGCATCTATCATGTATGGCCACCAGACCATCTTCGTAGATTTGCTGGGACGACCTACACTCGATCACTTGCGCTTCCATGTTTTTCTCCTCGTCATGACGCAGACAAAATGTCTACGTTTCACAAAGAGCCGTGAACATGTGCAAGCGTCTTACCTAAGACGCTTGCACATGTCCCCCCTTGCGGGGGAACACGACGTGGCTTAGTCGAACTTGATGTCGAGGCCACGGGCTCGCATCAAACGCACCATTTGCGCACGGGCCTCAGCCCGATACTGTGCGTCAAGCTCCTCGCGGAGAGAGGCGCGCACTTCGTTGGCTTCGTCGCGCCGGACCTGCACACTGTGCAGGGATTCCTTAATAGCGGTCTCTGCGCGTACATACCACGTATCGGTATTGACAACCTTCTTAGCTGCGGGCTTGTTGTTCATGCTGATGGTGATCGTTCTCATGATGTTTCCTTTCATGTGGTGGGTGAGTCAAAGAGACTCCTTATTTCGGAATCGGAAATCGAATCCGAACTTGGTACTCCCTTCTGAGAGAAGGGAGATAGGTAACCGACCCACCACGTTTAAATCAAAATTCAAAATTTTATTTTTCAGTCGCCACGTTTAAATCAAAATTCAAAAATTTTTATAATTTTTCACCAGTTGCCTACTCTCTGACGATCTCTTATACTCTCTACCACTCATTCCGGATATTTTTATTTATGTTCTACGCCGCCGCGCTCTTGTTGTTCTGCACCTTGTGGGCAGCGCTGTGACCGTTGCTAAGAAAAAAGCCCCCGTCAAGACCGGACCCCGAGAGAAATCCATCATCTTGACTTCTATGCAGGCTGATTTCGTCGACGCAACGCTCCAAGGTAAAGATGCCATCGCCGCAGCCGCGGCCGCTGGTTACGCAGAGCCGCGATCAACCGGCCAGGTCGTTCTGAAAAGTCAAGCAGTTCAGCTTGCCCTACGAGAAGCGCGAGACGAACTCTCGAGCGCAGCGCAGATCACCCGTGCGGACATCATCAACGGGTTCATGGAAGCCATCAACGTCGCCAGGCTCGCAGGAGACCCCGCCAGCATGATCAAAGGTTGGTCAGAGACAGCCAAGGTCTTGGGCCTGTACGCGCCGGAAGTGAAGAAGATCGAAATGAGCATGAATCAGCAGCGCCTGCAGAGCAAATTCGAATCCATGAGCGATGCTGACCTGGTGGAAATCATCGAAGGCCGTGTTCCGTTAACGATTGAAGGAGAAGCAAGTGCAGATTGAAGTGACTAGAGAAGAACTTCGCGCCATAACTAAGGGTATTAGGCAAGAAGAACGTGATCGATTTCGTAGGCTCGCAAATTCAACTCCAAACAGCTACGAATACGGCGTTATGGAAGCTGCATTGAAATACACGATGCTCAGAGCGCTCCGTCTGAGGTGTGAGAGGATGCTGCGTGAGAACCCAGCACGTGCACCAAAGGTTGAAGTGGCACAGATCGAATGAGTTCAAACTTCACTCCTTGCTCTACCTGTCACGTCGATCGTCTCACCAGCACGCTGAGCGAGCACGGGCAGTGCCCCTTCTGTATTGATGAAGGCATAGCGCCCCCTACCTCTGAGCCAAAGTATTCGACGGTCACCGTCGTGCCGTCGAAGAACGCAGGACCTCGCGCCAAGCCCGACGCGCCGACCATTCCTCGAGCAGCACGTGCAGAGGATCAGCCTGCGGTCGATGAGGCTTACGCTCTACCCTACACCGCGCCCTCCTTCGATCTCAAGGGTGCTCAGGCGGACCCGGCGAAGGAGCTGGCCATGCGCGCACTGTGCCGCAGACGCCTGTTGCCGTTCGTACAGCGCTTCCGACCGAAGTACCTGGCAGGATGGGTGCATGAGGACATTTGTCGCCGTCTGGAGCGCTTTGTGAAGGCCATAGAGGCAGGGGAGAGCCCCAGGCTCTTGCTCCTCCTGCCCCCACGAAGCGGTAAAAGCGAGCTGGGCTCGCGCAACTTCCCGCCGTGGGTGCTCGGGCAGCACCCGGATTGGGAGGTCATCGCAGTTAGCCACACGCAGTCCCTTACCCTCTCCTTCAGCCGCTATGTGCGCGACCTGGTGCGCGATCCGGCGTACAAGGCGATCTTCCCCGACCTCACGCTTGACCCAGCCTCGCAGTCGATTGAAAACTGGAATACCCTCCAGGGCGGCGGGTACATGGCCGCTGGGGTTGGAACGGGGATCTCAGGCAGAGGTGCACATTGCTTGCCTTTGACCGAACGTATTATCACAAAAGATGGAGCAAAGTCTCTTAAAGAGCTACTGAACGATAGCGAATCTGTACATTATGTGTTATCATACGCATTTGGCAAACTCGAATATCGGAGAATCAATGGATTCATCACTCGCGAAGCAGAAAGTTTCTACAGGGTCACTCTCGCGGACGGAACAACCTTTGAGGCAACTGGGGAGCACCCGGTATGCGTTGATCTTGGGGAAGGATCTACCCCAAGTTTTCGACGAATGGATGACCTCAGACGAGGCGAAAGCTTGGTTACTTTCGGACGCAATGCCTCCAACACGCCGGCACAAACTTTTGATGAAGTGCCCGGTCTGCCAAACATTTTTCTCGAAGAGTCCGTCCAGTCTGCGTGCTCAACAGAAGGCTTGCGAAACTCTGACTCACACGTGCAGCCCCTCATGCATGGGGGTGATGCGCAGCGCGACAATGACCTTGGACAAGGAGTGTCACACCTGTGGAAAAACTTTCACCATTACAAAATCGGAACATGGTCGACGGCTAAAGCGCGGGGATTCATTTCATTTCTGCTCAAACGAGTGTTACGGAATTCATCGTTCAAAAACCTTCGTTGGGGAAAAACATCACAACTACAACCAAGTCAGTCTGACTTGCACTCATTGTTCGAAGGAGTTTCTCAGGTCAGCAGGGAACGCGAAGTCGTACAAGACACGCCACCCATTTTGCAGCAGGGAATGTTACAGGAACTGGTTGGTTGGTCGTGTTACCCAGCAGGGTACAGGTCGGGCTGGGCTACGGTCTTACCCCCCAGAGTTCAAGGCAATGCGAAAGAAGTTGTTGGTGGAGGGAGCGACCTGTGTTGTGTGCATGTTCCCCGCAAGGGACTTGCATCACAAGGACAACGACATCGAGAACAACTCGCCAGAGAACCTGGCTGTAGTCTGCAGACGGTGTCACAAACGTCACCACATGGGGCCACCACATCCAGAATTGAGTCCATCGAAAAAGTAGTCGGCAAAGTGATTGTGGGCGACATCGAGGTTGATGAAGCCCACAATTTTGTTCTTGCATCGGGCAATCTACTGCTTAACTGTCTTATATGCGATGACCTCGTTAAAGACTCTGAGGCCAGTGCCAGTGTTACGATCCGTGAAAACACCTGGGAATGGTACATCTCGACCGCCTACACCCGGCTTGCGCCCGGTGGTGGCGTGCTGGGTATTTTGACACACTGGCACGAGGATGACTGGGCAGGACGCATCCAAGAGGTCATGAAGTCGGGTGAAGGCGACGTGTTCGAAGTCGTCAAGTATCCGGCGATCAATGAAGAAGGTGACGAGTACATCCTCCCCGACGACACGATCCAGCAGTTTGCACCGGAGTCCGACCCGCCGCCGGAGGGGTCACGTCTCACTCGCCTGCGAGGTACGGCGATCCACCCCGCGCGCTACACCACAGCGATGATGTTGAAGATCAAGAACAACCTGATCTCGTCGGGTTTGAAGCGGGTGTGGAACGCCTTGTATCAGCAAAACCCTGTGCCAGACGACGGGGCGTACTTCACGAAGGAGATGTTGCGCTGGTACACCCACCCGCCTCGTCGCGAGGACATGTTTGTCTATCAGGCATGGGACTTTGCCATTACCGAGAAGACTGACAGCGACTGGACGGTCTGTTGCACGATCGGACAGGACGAAGCGGACAATCTCTACGTATTGCACATCCTGCGCTTCCGCTCTGGTGACGGAAACGCCATTGTTGACGACATCCTGGATCAGGTCGAGCTGTTCAAGCCAGATTTGATCGGCTTCGAGGACGGGCAAATCTGGAAGTCTCTGTCCAGTCAGTTCACCAAGCGCTGCGAGGAGCGGCGGCTTTACCCCAGTTTTGAAACGCTGCAGCCGCTGACGGACAAGAAGGTGCGCGCCAGCCCGCTCAAAGGGCGTATGCAGAACGGGAAGTTGTTCATACGGCAGCACCAGCCATGGACGGAACCGTTTCGTCAGGAGTTGATGAAGTTTCCGAGCGGAACTTACTTAGATCAGGTCGACGCTGCCGCGTGGGCCGTACGCCTGACGCTGACGAAATCCGCGCCGAAAAAACGGGTGCCGCCGGCACAGAAAAGTTGGCGAGACAACTTGAAAGCCTTGCTGGGAGAACGTGGGGCGACTCACATGTCAGCGTAATTATTACTACCGTACTCTCACAGTCTCTGATAGACTCTTGTGGACTGGTTTTTAATGGGTCTGAAATGGGCATCGGCATGCACATCGGCAAACTGATTATTACTCTGTTTCATGCGCGCACTGCCGCGCACATTTTGCATTTGCGAACGCGCAGCTACGCCGAGCATATGGCGTTGAAGGAGTTTTACGAGGGGGTTATTCCCCTCGCTGACGATTTGGCCGAAGCGTACCAGGGCGGATATGAAATCATCAAGGATTACCCTGACGAAGAGTACATCCCCTATTCCAAACCGCTTGCCCTACTGAAAGATTTGCGCGAATGCGTGGATGAATGTTGTGGGGACTGGGATGAGGGGGAAACCCATCTCAACAATATTTGCGACGAGATTCGACAACTGATTGCTTCGACTCAATATAAATTGAGGTTTTTGTCATGAATTATCAAAACAATCAACTTTGCACAGCCCACGAATTCGTTGGAAGTCGAATGGGTAATTCGGTTGAGTGTGTGAGATGTGCAATTAAGATACCCATTTCTTCTATGGCAAATGCGCCTCGCTGCGTTGAGCATTATGTGTTCGCGCATGCTGGTTGGAAAAAGGAGGCGCCTAATGCCTGTAAATGACGCATTAGCCTCTGAGCAATGGACGCGTTTTCAGTACCTTCGCGACCGTGGACATCTCGACTTCATCAGTAAAGCCGATCGTTGTGAACGCTTTTTCAAAGGTGAACAGTGGAACACAACCGACCTGAACGCGCTCGAGCTTCAGCGTCGCCCGGCACTGACTTTGAACAAAATCATCTCAACGCTGGGTACGCTTTTTGGCGAACAGATTTATAACCGAAACGAAACGATCTTCAGACCCTCTTCAGGAGCGCTTGAAACGACCGCTGAGGTTTTGACCAAGCTCTGGAAGCAAAACAGTCAGCGGAATCAGCTCCCTTGGGTGCGCAGCGAGTTGTTTGCTGACGGCGTCATCCGCAGCCGGGGCTTTATTGACATGCGCCTTGATTTTACTGACTCCATGACGGGTGAAGTCAAGATCACCAACATGAATTCCAAGAATGTCGTCATTGATTCGGACGCCGATGAGTACGACCCGGACTCCTGGAATGACATTTTCACCACGAAATGGGTGACTCCGCAGGATGTAGCCATTCTGTATAACGAAGAGGACGCCGAATATCTGAAAATCCTCGATGGGAGCGCCTTCCCTTATGGTTACGACAGCATCGAGCGCGTGCGCGATCGATTCGGCGGCGTACTACCACTTGCGGGCTACTATGGGGTTACGGAACCGCATGGTCTGCGACGCAATATTCGCCTCCTCGACAGGCAGTACCGCAAGTTGGACAAACAACTCCATTTCGTCGACGTCTCCACGGGAGATATGCGCCCAGTTCCTGGTTCATGGGACCGTAATCGCATTGCTCAGGTCCTCGAGAAGGCGCAAGGTCGCGTCTCCACCCTTAAAAAGCTGGTTAAACGGATACGCTGGACGGTTACTGCGGACAATGTGGTACTTCACGACGACTGGTCTCCGTATAAGCACTTTACCCTCGTCCCGTATTTTCCCTACTTCCGTTACGGCGCGACCATTGGGCTGGTCGAGAACCTGCTTGGCCCGCAGGAACTGCTGAATAAGGTCTCCAGTCAGGAACTGCACGTCGTGAACACCACGGCGAACTCCGGGTGGAAGCTGAAGGCCGGTAGTCTGCGCAACATGAGTATTGAGGAGCTTGAGCAAAAAGGTGCGCAGACCGGTCTGGTCATCGAACTGGACGACATAGCCAACGCCGAAAAGATTCAGCCAAACCAGACGCCTCAAGGGCTGGATCGCATCAGCTACAAGGCTGAGGAACACATCAAGTCGATCAGCAACATCAGCGATTCGATGATGGGTTTCGACCGCGAGGACGTTGCGGCCAAGGCGATCGCTGCCAAGACGCAGCGTGGCAGCATCAACATGACCAAGGTCATGGATAACCTGGAGCGCACCGATTACATCATCGCGCGCAATTGGCTCGATCTGGTTCAGGAGTACATGACTGAGCCTCAGATTCTTCATATTGTTCATGAGGATTTGCAGCGCAGCAGCGAACAGATTGAGATCAACACCTACGACGAGGCAACCGGCGAGATTGTGAACGATTTGACGCTCGGTGAGTACAACATCATCGTCACTTCGACGCCGTTTCGCGCCACGCTCGAAGACAGTCAGTTCGAACAGGCGCTGTCGATGCGCAAAGAAGGCGTGCAGGTTGCTGACGAAGTCATCATCGAGAACAGTCGCCTCATGCGCAAAGCCGAGATCGTCAAGGAGATGCAAGCCAAGGCCAACAGCCCGGAAGCCAAGCGGCAGCAGGAACTGCAGCTTCGTCTGCTTCAGGCCGAGGTTACCGAGAAGGAAGCGCAGGCTCAGCAGAAGCAGGCCGATGCTCAGCTCAAGATGGCCAAGACGCAGGCCGAACTCGCTGGCATCGAGCAGGAGAATGCTCGCCTGCAGATCGACGCGCAAAGCGGCGAATCTCCGGAACAGGCGCAGATGGAGATGGAACTCGAGGGGCAAAAAGCTGAGCACGAAATGACCCTCGAAGAGCGCAAATTCGAGCACGAGATGTCCATGAAGGAGCGCGAGATGCAGATGAAGGAGCAGATGCATCAGCAGGACGCTCAACTGAAATTGGACATGCACGAACACACCAAGCAGATCGCATCACAGCAGGCTGAAACTCAGGCGCTGGCCGCGCAGGCAAACCAAATCAACGCACAACGTGCGCAACATTCACAATCCAAAGGAGTATCCGCATGACCCTTTATCAAAAACTGTTCGGACTTCAACTCATG